CTCTCTTATTTACCATGCTACGTTTAATAAAAGTGGAGCTACGTATAATCTTACGGGTTCTACTCCTAGTTTTAGTCAGGTAAACATACAAGAACCTGTAGCTAGACTACCGAGTGGTGTACATAGAACGTATTCAGTAGAAATACAAGCTGCTAAAATAGTAAACGAGGTTTGTATAGCAGAGTCTATTTCAGAAATAAGGAGTCTGTAATGTCTACTACTAATACTAAAGTCCCTTCAATACCAGCTGTACCAAAAAATGAACGTGAAGCTACAGCTTTTAACAATTCTATAAAAGAAGCACTAGAAGTACGCCTTGGTCGTAGAGGTGACCCAAAAGACAGAGCTGTTACTCTTAGAGAGTTAATCGACAGCGGAATGGCTAAAGAACTACTTGATAACCCTTTTGATCCAAATGCAGGTACAGGCGTAACTGACTTTGTTTCTAGTTCAACTTATGTAGATGGTAAATTAGATGACACTAACAATTTAACAGCTCCTCCAACTCCTACAGGTTTGTCTGCATCTGCAGGCACAACTAAAATTGTCCTTAGTTGGAACTTTACACAAATATCTAATTTAGCACACACAGAAGTATGGAGATCAAGTGACAGCAGTTTAGGTAACGCAGTAAGACATGATACTACTGAAGCTTTTGTTTGGGTAGACAGCGTAGACCCTGGAGATCAGTTTTATTATTGGATTAGACACGTAACAACTGCGGGTATATTTAGCCCGTTTGCAGGTTCGGTAAATGCTACTGGAGTTTTGATTGCAGGAACTAAAATTGCTGCTGATGCTATTACTACAACAAAAATAGCAGATGACGCTATTACAACACCTAAAATTTTAACAAATGCAGTTACAGCAGATTCTATAGCAAGTAATACAATAACTGCGGCTAATATTGCATCAAATACTTTAACTTCAGCTTCAGGTATATTTGGAGCTATAAGCGCAGCAGATATAACAACGGGCACACTGAATGGAAGTAATGTAACTGTAACAAATTTAAGCGCTAGTAATATAACTGGTGGGAATTTAAGTGCGGATAGAATAGTAGCAGGGTCACTTAAAATTATGGAAAAAGGAGAAACAGGTTCAATAGGAAATACTACTGCATCTAACAGTATTACTGACAACGCGATTCCAGATGATACAAATGTGCATAATTATTTAAGTACTTATTGGTCAAGTAGTCCGTTTCATGCCTCTGGTAGCACTTATGTGCATATACCAACTGACTCAGGTGGTAATAAATCTCAGTTAGCATGGACAACACCTAATTGGGCTGCTGCATCAAGTTCTAGTACAACAAAAGAATATGTTATAACTGCGTCTTTAAACGCAACAGGAGAATTGGTTGGTGATGGTCGTGCAGAAAATCTAACTGCTTTAGCAGTCAGACAAACGTCAAGTGCTACTGGATATCAATCTTCTACAGCAAGTGATTTTATATTATCAAAATCAATAGTACGAGCAGCTGGTGATCACGTTCTTGGTACTGTTGTACTAAGTCATAAATTAAATCTTTTGCCAAATACAACCTACTATGCTTGGTTGTTTCATGGTATTAGTGATTACGGTCCATCAGGAAGTACTAATGGCGGAGTATCAGATGCAATTATAACAGTACAAGGATTAGGAGTATAAAGTGGTACAGAGAACATCAGACGAAATACCTAATATGACTATATGGACAGTGGTAAAAGACAGACGTTACGGTCTATTAACTGCTTCTGATTGGACACAGTCAGCAGATTCACCACTAAGTGACACAAAGAAGGCAGAATGGGCTACATACAGACAAAAATTAAGAGATTTACCAGAAACATATAGTGGCGAAACAGATTTATTAAAAATTGTTTTTCCCACACCACCAGAATAAAAGGTACAATAAAGTTATGAAAAGACCAAGCATGAAAATACAGAAACGTAAAGTTTCTAAAAGACAACAGAAGGCTATAAATAAACTGCCTACTGATAAAAGATCCTATATTAAAAGACGGGTTTTATTTGGTGATACGCTTAGACAAGCAAAGAAAAAGTCTAAATCACTAAATATGTAGGTCATGCAAGATGTTGCACAACTAGTCAGTGAACTTGGACTGCCAATAGCTAGTGGTTTAGTAATGGCTTACTTCATATTCTTAGTTATGAAGCAACTTATGGATGGTTTGGTAGGCGAAATACAAACAGTCCAAGCCATATCTAAAATGCTTATTACCAGAGCAGCAACAATGAACAACGATATGATCCGTATAGACACTAGTGTTTCTAGTGCATTAGGTTTATCGCCTGACTTAGAACGAATAGCAAGAGCCGAGAACTTCGTAGAGGATGGGAAGATAGATGCAAGACGAGATTAATTTAGCCCCAATAGGTGATGCAGAAGCAGTTGTTGATGGGTTGTTTGGCTTGATATACCTATACCCATCTGATTACTTTATTGTATTTGGTTCTTTAAGTCTGTTTGCTATTTATGGTTTATCAATATATGCAGGGATAAAATATATACAAAAGAAGTTTAGGTAATGGACGTTGTAGCTTTAGTCTCTGAATTTGGTTTTAGTGCAGTTATGGTAGGAGGTTTAGGGTATTTTGTTTATTTTGTATGGCAAACAATTAATAATAAAATAGATCCAGCTGTACAAGAAATGAAGGTAACTATTATACGACTTACAGACCAACTGCGTTTGTTAGACCAAGATATGATACGATTACAGCAAAAGGTGAATACAGTATTAGAATTAAAAGAAGAAAATAAACTTAAAGATGAAAATGAAAAGTAATTGGCACTGGTTTTTTGGCATATATGTTTATGTAGCTTTGTTTTTGTTGTTGCTTAACGTTTACAGTAATGCAGATGAACTACTATTTAAATTTAAAAGTCCTAGCTTTTCAGGTCTTAACAGTTCTTCACATTACTTAACAATAGAAAATCAAGAAGCTACAAGACGCCAAACTAAAATTGAGGAGGCACAGTCATTAATTGAAGAAGCTGAACGAGAAGAGTCTAATTCTACCCTTAGCAGATTCATTAGAAATTTTGAATCCAGAGTGTATGCACAGTTATCACGGCAGTTAGTTGAACAGTTGTTTGGGGAAAACCCAAGCACAGAAGGTAAACTTGAGCTAGAGGGAAACATTTTAGAGTACACAGTAGAAGCTGAAGTAATTACTTTGACTATAACGGATGAAAACGGGGACACTACAACAATTTCTGTACCCACTGCTAGTTTTACTTTCTAGCTGTGCTTCTAAAAATTTACTAGAAGGTGGCGGAGTACCTAATGTAGTAATTCAAAATTCTTCTATACTAGAATTACAATTAGAAGAACTACAAAATTTACCTCCAGCAAAACAACAACCTGTAATTGCAGTTTATAATAATAGTTTGCAAGATTTAACAGGACAAAGGAAAAGTAATGGGCAGTTTGCTTTGTTTTCTACTGCTATTACGCAAGCACCTGAAGCATTCTTGATTCGCGCTTTAAAACACACATCTAGCGGAAATTTTTTTAAAGTTGTAGAACGCGTTGGTTTAGACTCTTTAACTAAAGAAAGACAATTAATTCGCAGCACACGTGAGACTTTTGATGAAGAAAGTCGTGTAAAGCCTTTATTACTAGCAGGTTTGTTAATGCAAGGTGGAGTTCTTTCTTATGATGTTAATACAAGGTCTGGAGGATCTGGAGCTCGTTACCTCGGTATAGGAAGCAGCAAACAGTATAGAGAAGACTCTGTTAGTGTATCATTAAGGGTGGTTTCGGTATCTACAGGAGAGATACTAATAGAGGTGCTTACTTCTAAAACAGTTTTATCAGTAGGTCTTTCTCAAGATGTTTTTAGATTTATTGATGAAGGGAGTCGTTTAATAGAAGTAGAAGGAGGAGTAAGTGAAAACGAAAGCACTTCTATAGTAATACAAAAGGCCATTGAAAGAGGCGTTTTGGAGATTGTAAAAATAGGTATTGAAAGAGGATATTGGGAATATGAAAAAACTAGTTAGTTTGTTTTTATTTATGTTTTTTAGTGCGTTTGCAGATGATAATGAAATATATGTAGATCAGGTAGGAGCAACCGCTAGTATAGACCTTGAGCAGCTAGGTTCTGGTAACATCATAGGTGGTTTAAACAGTGCACACGGTTCTATGACCGCGTTCGATCTTGATGGCGCAACTATGACCTTAGACGTAAATCAAATAGGTAATAATAACAAGATGTTAGGTGATATTAATGCAGATACATTTACTGGTGTATTTGATTTTGATGGTGATACAAACTCGTATACTATTCAAGTTGATCCTACAAATACTTATTCAGCAGATAACTCAAATGTAAACGTAGATGTCGATGGCAGTACAAATACATTTACTCTTGATCTAGCTACTAATGCTCTAGCTAGTAGTGCTGATATAGATACTATAGTTCAAGGAGATTCTAATACTGTTCATATTGATCTAGATGTAGACTCAGCTACAAATTATATTGATTTGGATGGTGATTCTAATACTGTCGATTACAATGGAGATGGATATGCATCTGGGTACTTCAAATTAGAACACGATGGTAATACAAGGAGTTTCGACATTGACCAACAATCGACACTGGATAATGACTGGTTACGCATTACTTCTTCAGGTAATGCTGGTTCTGTGTGCGTACAGCAAAATGACTCTGGTACTAGCACAAGTTGTTGATATAGGAAGCATTACAGAACTAAACGGAATTACTAGAGTTGTAAGAGATAAGCCATACGAAAGTGAAATTAACTTTTCACTAAACTCTATGGACAAACTAGAAACTGCAGCGGGACGTATGGGTGTAACGTTTAGAGATGAAACAACTATACGTTTAACTGAACATAGCAACGTTGTAATAGACGAGTTTGTATTTGATCCTGATCCCGCCAAGTCAACAATGGCTCTTAATTTTATCAAAGGAACGGGGCGTTTTATATCCAGCAAAAAACCACGTATACCAAAAGATAACATTACAATTCGTACGCACGCAGCCACAATAGGAATAAGGGGCACCGATTTTACAATTACTGTAAAAGAGACGGGAGAAGCACTCGTTATTTTACTCCCTGATGAATTTGGTAATGCTAGTGGAGAGATAACTGTAAATACAGCTCTTGGGCAAGTTATACTAAATAGGCCATATGAAAGTACAACAGTGTACAACTTTGAAACGTCTCCTACTCCTGCTGTTATTCTTAACTTAGATATGTCAATGATTGATAATATGTTGATTGTAAACCCACCGTCTGCAGCTGAAGATGGCACAGGTGAAGAAACTAGTGCAAATAATAATAGTATTTTAGACGTTGATTTTTTAGAGTTTGATGAACTAGATACAGATGAACTAGAACAAGATAATTTAGAATATACAGAGCTTGATATAGATTATCTTGCAGCTAACTTTCTTGAAGATTTGTTAGACGTAATACAAGAAGTAGATGAGCTTTCTAAAGCAAGTAGTAATCTTAGTGAACAAGGTGTAAAAGGTACAGCTATAGGTTTTGATAGCGATACTCAAATTAATACGTTTGTTAATGAAAGCGAAGTTAAATTCATTAGACAAGTAGAAAACAATTTACAACTACAAGTTTCTAAAGAAGGGAGTTATGATATTAGAATAGAACAAGGAGGTAAGACAAACCAGGTAAGTACAAATGGTGGTACTACTTCTACAATTACAATTAAGCAGGGGAGTTAAATGTACGAATATAAATGTGAAATAGACAGAGTAGTAGATGGAGATACAGTAGATGTAATTTTAGATTTAGGTTTTTCTATATTACATAAGGCCAGGGTAAGGTTGTATGCTGTAGATACACCTGAATGTAGAACAAGAAATAAAGATGAAAAAGCTAGAGGTCTTTTAGCTAAGAATTTTATCTTACAAGCTGTTAAAGCTGGGAAAAAGTTTGTAATCCAAACGCATTTAAAAGATTCTAAAGGTAAGTTTGGGAGAGTCCTTGGCACTTTAGTTATAGATGAACTAAATATAAACGAAGCTTTAGTAGACAACTATTTAGCAGTAGCTTATTACGGTCAAAACAAGAATGATGTAGAAGTATCACATCAACTTAACAGAAACAAACTAATAGAAACTGGGTTGTTTACACCTGTAACTTAATCTAAAAATTTTGATAAAACTATAGAGCCTAATATAAATGGGTATACAGCCCATATCATATTTTCTAGTTTTTTAAATTTAGCAGAACCTTCATCGAGTCGTTTTTCGATGTATTCGTATCTGATTGCACATTCTCTTTCGTGTGCTTCTATTTTTGCAAAAGATTCTTTTACTGTTGCCATAATAATTACCTAAGCTTTTCGTCCGTTTCGATCTCGTGGAAAAGATCTGTTTTTGCTTTTGTTAACAACACGTAAGTTGTAAGGGCTGTTGTTCATTGGATTACCATCTACATGATGCACATCGTTATTGTCACCTTTACGAACTTGACCATTACGAAGCGCTGCACGTCTAACTTTGTTACGCATTGCTCTTCTTTTCTTTTGTTCAGGAGTGCCTTGATATTTCCTGTATTCTTCTTTGTAATTACGTCCCATTATTTACCAACCTTGTTCATTGTTTTTTTATGAGATTCAGTGAACGTAGAACCGCGGTTCATCATAGTAACCATGTTTTTTATATGTTTAGCAGTATGATGCTTTGCATGTTTTTTCATTGCAGTTTGCTGGCGTTTGTTTAAAGAAGAAATATTTACACCTTTTATTTTTGCCATTACTTACCAACCTTTTTAAAATCATGTTTAAGTTCATATTCTATCTTAACAGATTTTAATTTATTTAAATAAAATAATGCTTTATTTAAATCTTCTATTTTATTTTTACTTGGGTATCTCCACAAATATTTTAATACATTTCCACGCAACCAGCCTTCAAATTGTTCTGCAGACATAGCAGATTCAATAGCGTCTATACATTCAATAGGCCCCTGGTCAGTGTAATGTGGGGGATTGTTTACAAAGTCAGTCATTTCTTTTTCCATTTGTATGCAAGCAATGTTGTTGTAGTATGTTTACCCAGTCATTAATATGTATGGATTTATCTATAAATTCTTTTTTAGTATAAGTATTTACGTCTTCAAAGCTTGAAGTTAATTTAATAATTCTGTTTTCGCATCCTGCAATAACGTACACAGGAACCTGGTTTTTAGATTGTGATGTAAGCCAAAGTTCTTGTTGTTTAGATAAACCAAAATTAATTTTAGAAGTATCCTTTACAGGTAGTACAGGTTTGTATTTGTATTCTACAAATGCTGAAGCTGCTGGCCCACTGTAGTAAGCGTCAGGCACACCTCCATGATAAGGGTCGTTTATTTTCCAACGGTAGACCTGGCTAGAAAGTTTCTTATGTATTTTATTAATAAATTGACTTTCGTTCACCGCATAAGAATAACATAAAAGAGGGGTTGTACACGAGTAATTGGTTGTTTTTATGATGTTTTACAATTACTTATCTCGCCGTGTACTTCCCCTCTCGCAAGCACTATTTACTTAGTAGCAGGTTTTTTAACCGCTTGATAAACAGCTTTCGCTTTTTCATAGTCTTCATCGTGAACCCATCCTTGATTCTCGACAGAGAGATTATGAAACTTTTGACCAGCACGGTTTTGTGTAGAAACAGAAGCTAACTTCCATAAGGAAGAAAACCTATCGCCACCTAACTGTGCTATTTGGGTGTTCCACTCTCGTGATACACGTAACTTAGATGAGGAAAAATCCATTTGAAACGGAGTATTTATAAGTTCTCCTGTTTCAGAATTTTTTCTCATTAGTAAATGACTATGAGTTTGTATTACTTCAAAGTCATCGGCACTACCAGATTGTTGTTCTATAAGTGCGTCTGCTTCAGTTGCTGAAGCACAAGTACCTACTAAACCCCCACCTTTGTCCCGTTTACGCCACACAACAAATTCGTCATTGAAATTAATATTCAAGACATAAATCTCTTTGCCGTATAGCTCGTTAGTTACTGTATTTAACAACAACCCAGGCTCAGCTCCTTCAATGTACGCATCGTTGCTTTTATCAACTTCGGCGTTCATTTGTTGAAGAAGTTTAACTCTGGGAGTTTGTAAATCAGCAGCTGTAACGTTCTCATTACCTAAGCCTTGGGCTTCTGTAACATGAGCTGGCACTGTACTAGACACCAGAGATACTGCTTTTTTATCTTTGTCCATCTTTCATGGTCCTTCTTTCTTGGTTAATGTTACTTTGACCTAAAATTAATTCGGGTCAACTCCGTTGGCTTTACACCAGGAACGTCTAAGTTCATAGTGCGTAGCTCCCTATAAGCAGTAGCTGACATGCGCTTCTGTAACAACTCAAACTGTCCAGTGTCTCGAACATGTTGTTGTACTTTGTCCCAGTCTTCTACTGTAGGTACAATTTCTTTTTTCAACGAAACTGTACATACCTCATTGCCGACTCTGTCTATACCTTGCTGGTCTAGCCTAGTCATTAATGTTGCTTCTAGTTCTCTTTGACGTGACTTTAACTTTTTTTCTACTTCTTGCAGAGCTTTTATTTCTCCTCTAGTAGAAGTTAAAGTGTCTAATAAATTATCTATAGTTTGTTCTTCGTAACTCATGCTGCCTCCTGTGCATATAGTTTAGTAAGTACGTGTAATAAGTTTTCCATTTTGCCTAACTTACCATTAAGCTTTTTATACACTTCTTTTTCCCAAGTATTACGTGCTGCAATTAGTATTGTTTCAGTTTTTTGTGTTTGACCAGCTCTGTGAATACGTCTATTGAACTGTTGGAAGTGCTCTGCATTGTATGTAGGACTACACCAAATACAGGTTGTTGCTTTAGTAAGTGTAAGTCCATGACTTGCAGATTGTGGATGAGCAAATAGGACTTGTATTTGACCTGCTTGAAACCGCTGGACTATGCCTGTACGTTTACTAGCAGGTGTTTCGCCATCAATAACTGCATACGAAATCTTTTTCTTTTCAGCTATTGTGGTTAATGCATCGCGTTCGTGTTTCCAATTAAAAGCTACAATGCTGTGTTTACGAACTGAAACTAGATCCATAACCATATCATGTCGCTGCTCGTGAAAGTATTGTACGTTACCTTCTTCATCGTATACTCCGCCAGAAACAAGTTGTAACAACTTTTTAACTCTGGCGCCTGCGTGTACTGCATTAATAGTGCCCATTTTAGTGTACAGCACTGAGGATTCTTGTAGCGTTTTGTACATTTTATGCACTGCAGGACTAAGGTCTGTATACAAAGTACGGACAATATTTTTAGGAAGGTCTATACAATCTTCTAGGGCGTGGCGTATGGTAATGTCGCTGAGCATTTGTGCAACAGTTTCTTCAATGCCTGGTTTGTCTATCCATTCGTTAGCAAAACCATTAAACCTAGAAGTACATACTTGATTCCTAAAAGAATAAAAACGATTTCCTAAACGTTTACCATCGTCAACACATAAAGACGGATGCCATAAATCTAGAATAGTATTACTATTAGGAGTACCAGACATAAAGATCCTACGATCAAAATGTCCGACCAAAGTTTTGAGATTTTTAGAACGTTTTGAATCTTTGTTCTTAAACGCTGTAAATTCATCCACAACCAGAGTGTCAAATCTTTCAAGGTACTGCGGATTTTTGATGAGAAAGTTGACAGCTTCAAAGTTAGTAATGACCATATCGAAGTTTTTATCTTCAAATATTTTTTTGCGATTTTTAGCATAAGCGACTCCGCAATTTATAGTTGGTTGAAATTTCTTTATATCATCTACCCAAGCTGCTTCTAAAATGGATAGTGGAGCAAAGACTAGAGTAGTGCAGTTTAAAGGGACATGAGCATCTAAAACTGAACGTGTTTTACCCGTCCCTGGATCTGATGTAATAAAACATCTAGGGTTGTTAATAATAAATTGGGTAGTGTCAGTTTGATGTTCATAAGGAGGTGGTGCGGGAGTATTTGAACTCATAGATTTGTGTCCTGTATTTAGTATTTATTACTGTATTTATATTTGTACTTAGCATTCTATTATAACTATTCTATACCATGTTGGCAAACTGGATAATCACCTTTTCTATAAGAACACCATCGGCAATTCATTTTAGATGGATTAGGTAAAAACTCAGTTGCTGTTGTCATAGCAACAGCTCGTTGATGTAGAGTTGGCATAAAGACCATAGCTTCATCCCTAGTGTATGCTTGAGTAGTAACTTCTCCATGATCTAAGTACCATAGCTCTGTTTGAGCATGTTGTAACTCAGGGAATTTAAAAAAACTACCAATAGCATAAGTAAGTGCTTGTTGAGAATGGCTTATTTCATTACCAAACATACGACCTGTTTTGTAATCTATAACACGAGCTGAAGTTTCTGTTTCATGTACGATTGCATCTAATTTGATACGGCCCCACGTTTCAGGTGTTAACCAACCGCAAGGCTGCCAGTCAATTGTAAAACCCCATTCTCCTTCAAGTTCTACAGTACCCGACTGGTACAATTCTTTTAACTTTTTAAATTCAGATTTAAACTTATTAAGTTCAATAGGAAATTCTTCTAATTTACCATTTACATAGTCTTCAGCTTTTTGATGTATTTCACTACCACGTTTAGCAGCAGGACCGTAGTCTTCTTGTATACGTCTAACTTTAGCTATGTAACTACGATAAGCACATGTTTCAAATGTTTTAAGGGTCGAGTGAGACCAAGCTGGGATTAGTCCAAGCTCCTCTGGAGTCTCAGGCTCGATTACACTATCGAGATCTGGACGCTTGTTTTGTACAAGCTCTACCATAAATTACTTATTTGCAGTATTCCTGTTTATAAGTTCCATATCTTTAGCATCAAAATGTTCTTCTGCTAATGACTCTTGTATATCTTTACTTAAAACCCAAGTTAATAGTACGCCTCGTGGGGCTGATCTGTTTTCACCTTCGCCCATTCTTTTACGAGTGGTAGTCACATTTAGTCGACTCATGGCTTTAGTAAAATCTCGTACAGATAACGTCTTTCTGTTGTCTGTAAGTACATCATACACTAATTTAAGGTGTTGCATAGGGATAATAAGCTCTAAGCCTATAGAAGCTACCCAGTTCTTGACATAACGTTGTGCTGTACTTATTCCTCCAGCGTCAAATGTGTTTGTAAGTGGAATATCTAAAATTTCTATAAAATATTCTAAGTTGTTTTGTTTTATAGCATTTGCAAATTCTTCTAATACAGACATACTAATAAGTTTCATGTCTTTCTTAGCATCATTATCAAGAGCTGTGTGAGCCATACGTTCATCTACTTTAAAGTTTCTAAGTAATCCTGAAAAAGCAAACAACTCTAACTCCAGCTCAGGAAGCTTTGTAAGTAAATCAGGTAGTGCTTTTTCTAGCTTACGTTCTTGCCTGGGAGCTACGTTGTAACGTCTGTCTCCTTCTTCTATTTTGACAGCATCAGCTCGGTTAGTAAGAAATATAAAGTTACAATAGCTAGGCAGCTCTACCTGGTTTGTACGCATAGCACGTACAGTAAGTGTTGGTTCTGTAATTTGATGTTTAAGTTTATCTGCCATACGACCTATGTTGCCAGAATCACCCATTCTAAATTCATCCACTACTAAAAACAGTGCAGTACGCATGTATAAATTGTATTGTTCTTCTATATTTTCTAAAGAACGCATAGGAGCTTGTGCTTCTCCAAACAATAACTTTAGGATTCTGTGCACAAACAACCCTTTACCAGTGCCTGGAACACCTGTAAATATCCATGCAGTCATAGTCTTACGTTTGTTTTGGTATATATAAGCAAGCCAATTAACAAAATGTTCTACTTCTGTTTGACCATTACCTAAAATGTGCTTAATAAGACTATAAGTATTAGGTATGTATTTAATAAAGTTAGCTGCTTCACCATATTCAGTTTCAGGCATTTTTAAATCAGGTTGTAAAAGGTATTTAGTTTTTCTAAACAAATTTACAAAATAAGGTGACTGATCTAAATTAATACCTACACTTGAAGATGGATCAAAAACTACTTGTGCATCAGGTACAAAGTCAGGCATAGGGCGATTATGTGTACGCATAAACCCTTCGAGAGATCCTTTTTGTGTAGGCGTGAGTGGAAACTCATCAGTAAACTGTTCTTGATTGTTATCAAATACACCGTTATAAAAAGTATCTGTATAAAAGTCTCTTAATACTATGGGTTTGACTTCTTTACCGCCGTCCATTTGTTTTGCAAGACCTCGAAGATGCTTTTATAAAAGTCTGGGTCTGCTTTCTGTATTTCAAATACAGGCTCACCTTTAAAATTGTACATATAGTGAGGGTTGGTAAGAATAAAATAGTAGGCACCGCTATCTCCTCCGTTTATATTACAGTTAACATAAGGTTCACTAACCCTACAGACTTCTATAGTCATACGATCAGGGTTTTGTAGAACTTCTTGAGATTCGCCTCCAATGTTTACAGTAGTAACACGTTCGCGTTTCTTAGTAAGTCCTGCTTTTTTACGTAAACCATCTTTGATTTGTACACCTACGTTGTGAACTTTCTCTGGATTAACATCCTTTAACAAAGGACTTATGTCCACGGTCGGTTCACCACGAGTAATGCATACAAACCTTTCACCCGCTATAGGGTCTTGTGCACCGTTTACAAATTTAGGTGGTGCAATATAAATAAGCTTTGAGTTATCAGCTAAGCTGACATCTAATGGAAAAGCTATACTTTGACCATTTGCAGATAAATTCAATTGATTTGCTAGAAAATCTATTTCGTAATTTAAAACTTTAAACCATTCTTTAAGTACTTTTGGATACACAGGATGTTTAAGTATAAAAAACAAATGCATAGATACTTTGTTACCTTTAAGTCCCAGGGATGCAGAAGCTTGTGCAATGTAACTTACATCTTGAAATTCAGGTGGTAAGTATGTAACAAACTGTTCTGCTATGGTTTGTATATCAAATGTATTTAAAGTTGATTTAGATGAAGCTATTGGAAATTCAACTCCGTCTAAATCTAAAACTAACAAATCAGTCTGGGCAACACGATCAGTCATCATTGCTCTAGACTCATTTTTTAATTTCTTTTTTAATAAACCTTTATGTAGTGCGGCTCCTGATTTAGCGTATTTAATTAAGAGCTCGTAGAATTCGGTAAATCCTTTGGATGTTTTTTCTAGCTTATGGTGGTAAGAAGTAAAATTCTTAGCTAATGGGTAGGGTTTTTTTGTGTTTGGTGATATTTCTTTAATAAGATGTTGTTTCGCTTTAAGAAAGACAACTTCCATAATAATTCTCCTTTACTTTCTTTTGTTATATAGTTCTTGACGATCTATTTTTAAGTCGATGTCAGCTTCAAAAGCTAGTCTGACTTGTTTGTTCCCTAGTGAAGTTACTATGATTTTACACAAGATCTCTTCAGGATCGTCTTCTTTGTAAAGTACAATAGATTCGTTAATTCTTCTTGTAAGTATAAGGTTGCTCATTACTTATCATATACCTTACTGTAACCGCCCTCGGCGTCTAAAGGTAAATCTTTGCACCAATTAGGGGGTGTTTTCATTATAGCTATAATTTTATCTAATGTCTCGTTTGGATTTGTTTTAGGGCCAATACATATAATCTCATCGTGTACAGTAAGTACAACATCGACTTCAGGCATTGTATTATTGATCGTAAGTAGTTGATCTGTAATGACAATACGTGATAATGCTTGTATAACATTCTCACATACACGTGGACCATGAGTTCGTATCGGCGGTCGATTTATTTTTTGAGTATATAAAAAGTCACCGAAGTTGTAATTTAAATGTGGGTATTTTAAGAACATACCATTCGGCAGCTGGAGTGCGTTGTTTGACACTGTAATGGGACCAAATACATTACCGTGTTGTGCTCTATCCATCATTGCATATAAAAACTGTTTACATACATTCCATAGGCTAGGGATGTTTGGGTACATAGTACGATAAGCAGTTACAATAGACAGTGCAGTTTCTTCTGTAACATCTACTGCAATCGCTCCATTTTGCAGCGTGTCTTTGTAACGATCTTTACCCATTCCGTAACCGAGTCCTAAAATAGCTGTTTTACCTACATATCGTTCTAGTTTATCAGCTTTAGTAACAGGACGGTTGTATATTTCAGAAGCAAATTCTGAGTACACATCTTTACCAGCAGCAAACGACTTGAGCAAACTTTGTTCATTTGCAAGCCAAGCAAGCATACGAGCTTCGAT